GCCCCTCAATAGATTGCGTCTGTTGGCAACTCGTCATAGCTAGGCAACTCCCAATGGTCGGATAGCTTAGCCTTCCCTTCCTTGTTGATATAGATCAAGGGGCTTTCGTCCCCATGAGTCGGGCTTTCGTAGAAGGGAACACCACAAACGACACCAATCAATGTTGCTTCACTTGCTAGGCGCTTAGCCTTGTCTGTCGTCGGCTGGTTCATCTTGTCGTTCCTTGTGTTGCGTTGTGTTGGCCTTAGGATGCTAGCCCCTCAAGGCTAGGCACCAAAGGTCAAGCTTTAATCTGCAAAGCTTCTTCGCTGTCTGCAAACAAGGTCAGCTCAAACTTGTTCCCGTTTACATCCTTTATGTAAAGCTTGCGGGTCTTGCAAAGGGTCAAGTCTTTCACGGCCTCAAGCTCAATCGATACCACGTCATGGAGGTTAATGTGCATCTCTGTCTTCCTTTTCTGTCTGTCTGTGTTTCGTCTTCCTTGGACACAGAGAACAACATGGTTCCGGGGAATACTACAGCTAATTTTGCATACCGGATATGCGCTGGCTGCATAGCTCCTTTCTGTTGGGGGAAGGAACACGCGCACGCATCATGCACGCATCACGCGCACACAGGCACACACGCGCACACCTACGCGCACCAGCGCGCACGCATCACACGCGCACACGCGAGGGACAGGAACGTAAGGGGAACGTAAGAGGAACATGGCAACGGAACGAGAACAGAACGAGAACAAACAGGGGGTGAATGTCGAACATTAGTTTTTAGGTATCAGGGTGGCCGGAAAGAGAGATTGCGCTGTACGGGGCTATTTGGGGCCTTCCCGACGTTTTCACGTTTTGTTCACGGTCAGAGACGACAACAGATGCAGATTCTTGCATATGAGAATCGTTCGCAGTCGACTGGGCGGTATGCAAAGATGCAGATATGTGCATGTGTATTGGCTTGGGTTGTGCGTAGGTGCACACATATGAATCTTTGAATGTAATCAGATACATGCGGGAAGTTGAATGTGTGGTTGGTGCTTTGCCCATATAATGTTATAATGTAACATGGGGTAACCTGATACCACAATGGACACACATGCACACATGCGAATAACTGAATGTGATAACAAAACTAGGGTGGGGGTGCATTTGCGATAACATACGCAGACCCGGAGGCGGGGGGTCGCGCGGGTAGCCTCTATATGTACATTGCACCTAAAGATTTTCTCATAAAAATTCCTGAACCCACAGGGTATCCCTACGCTCTACGTAAGTTCTATGACGACAACAAATGAGGAAACCCCTACGGAGTGAACCATAGGGGTGCGTGAGTAGTGTTTAGGTATTGGATATCTTACAGACGAGGTAGCCTACGTAGTCCCCGAGGAATCTTACAGTTACTCTTCGAGTAATCCGCATCAGTCTGACCTTAGGCCAACCTATGGCAGAATCTGTAGCTTCTCCTTAAGTATAACGTAGGAGTGAACCTTGAGGAGAAGAATACTATAGAGTATATACTAGGGTCCGCCAAAGGACAGTTTTATTATACACAGGTTTTTCACTTCTGTCAACCCCTATCTTTGTCGTATACAGATCATCTGTGTCGTAAACAGAACATAGAGGCTAGGGGGTTGACAAACGTATTTCTACTGTGGTATAATTGCCACAAGTGATTCGTTCTTACGTAAACAAAGAGGAATAACCACGTTGCTCTTCACGGAGACCCAGCTACGTACGTCACAAGGCAAGCTACGCACCAAGTCTCTCTTCTGGGAGCTTTCGTACTTCGAACCTGAGCACGTTATCTTCACCCTAAAGGAAGCTGACATTGTGCGTGAGGGTAAGACGTACACCTCCTTGCGTAAGCTGTATTTGTCGTTCTGTGTCACAGACCCTACGGAGTACACCTTCGCTTGGGCTGTCTTCGGTTCGTGGGAGACTTGGCTTCAACTGTCCAATAGCAACTACATCAAGAAAGACGTAGAGGCGTGGCGTAAGGAAGTCGAGGTTAAGATTAAGTCTGAGGCTATTCGTTCTATCGCAGATGAGATGCGTACGGGTGGCCGTTCTTCGTTTGGTGCTGCTAAGCTTCTCTTGGAGCGGGGGTGGCTTGACGACAAGAGTGCTTCCAAGGCTAAAGAGAAACTGAAGGCTAAGGAAGAAGAAGAGATGAATCAGCAAGCTCTGTCGCTACTCTCTGAGGATGCGGAGCGTCTAGGGATTAAGGTTCAATAACGTCATGGCTAAGAAACCAACCATCAACAACGTTACGTCAGGCTTTAACTCCACTACGGAGATCAACCAGAACTTCCAAGCTCTGCGTGATGCCTTTGACAATACTGTGTCGTTGGACGGTAGCCTGCCTAACGCTATGAACGCTGACTTCGACATGAACGGCTACGACATCCTGAATGCTGGTGGCCTTACAATTAACGGTGTCGACGTATTTTCCCTTATCAACAGAATCACCATCAGCACCTCGGCCCCCTCAGGTGGTAAGTCAGGTGATATCTGGTTCAAAGTCAGTAGCTGACACCCAAAGTTTCCACCTAACAATAGCCCAGAGGGTATCTTAACATGGCGGCTCTTTCCAACTACGCTGAAAAACTACTCCTTGATTGGATGATGACCGCAGGTTCGGCTACACGCCCTACTGCTTGGTACGTTGCTCTCTACACTGCGGCTCCGTCTGACTCAGGTGGTGGCACTGAAGTATCGGGCAATGGCTATGCACGTCAGACTGTAGCATTTGCTGCAGCGTCGACCCCCGGTGGTACAACTTCTAACTCAGGCGCTGTGACCTTTACGGCTGCTGGCGGTAGCTGGGGTACGATTACCCATATCGGTATCCATGATGCGCTGACCACTGGTAACCTGCTGTGGCACGGTTCGATGACGACTTCGAAGACTATTGCTGACGGCGACACTCTGGAATTTGCAATCGGTAACATCGACCTTACCATCGCCTAATTAGTCCTTTTAGGTAGGAGGACTCAATGGCAGGGGGTTATCGTGTAACAGAAACTGGTGACTTCCGTATTACCGAGGACGGTGATAGCCGGATTACCGAAGAGTTTCTGGATGGTTTCGCAGACCTGACAGCACAGGGTAGCCTCTCTGTTGTCGGTTCTACTCGGGCTACTGGTAACGTCAACCTTACTTCACAAGGGAGTGTTCTTCTTGTCGGTGAGGCGGTGCTCTTCGGTAGGGCAGACTTTACTGGCGTAGGGACGACAAGCGTAGATGGTGACCTAGTTGCTGCAGGCGCTCACGCAGGAACGGCTACAGGCACACTCTCCTCTTTAGGAGTAAGGATTCAACCCGGTGCGACTAGCCTCTCTGGTGCGGGTTCTATAGCCTCTGTGGCAGGGTTTAAGTTCGTAGGTGCTTCAGACATCCAAGCTGAAGGTATCTTCTCCGCAGCACCCCGTTACATCGCAGGGGGTTTCTTTGGCCCGTTTGAAGAAGACCCTGTACGTGAAACCGAAGCCGACGACGTAAGGATCACCGAGGATGGTGATACACGAATTGCAAGCAACGTTACGGAGAACACAGGGATAGGGTCTGTTGTCGCCTCCCCTACGTATATTGCCTTTGATTCTATCGTCTACTGTAAAGTCTCTAGCTCTTGGAAAGTAGCAATACCCTACGTTAAAGTAGACGAACAGTGGGTCGTACCAGAAAAAACCTATCGGCACATGAATGGCGGATGGAAAAGGATTAACTGATGGCTAACATTAAAATCTCTCAGCTTACCGCCGCTGCTGCTGCGCTAGGCACACAAGAGTTTGAGGTAAACGAGAGTGGTGCGTCAAAAAAGGTTACTGGCGCTCAAGTCAAAACTTTTGTTAAAGACGGGCTTGCTATATCCGATGTTACAGATTTGTCGACCCAGCTTGATGCAAAGCAGGATGAAGACGCCACTCTCACTGCTCTGGCTGGGCTTGACGCGACCGCAGGCTTAGTGGTTCAGACCGGGACGAACACGTTCGCAAAGCGCACTCTGACCGCCAGTACTGGCATTGTTGTTACTAACGGCACTGGGGCTGCAGGAGCACCTACTGTTTCTATTGACATTGCGTCACAGGCTGAGGCGGAAGCTGGTACCGACAACGCGCACGTTATGACACCCCTTCGCACGGCTCAGGCCATTGCTGCTTTGTCTGGGTTGCAAAACATCAGCATCCAAACGTCAGGGACGAGTTTCACTGTTCCCGCTGGTGTAACAGAACTCTATGTCCTTGCCGCTGGCGGTGGTGCTGGTGGCAACCAAAACACCACAAGCCGTGGCGGTGGCACAGTTCCCGGCGCAAACGGAGGCAGGGGTGGGTTTGTAGCCTCAAAGCACACAGTCACCCCCGGCAGCACTATTACCTACGCAGTCGGAGCCGGAGGTGCAGGGGGCAACACCACGGCTGGCGCTGCTGGGGGAACAACAACGGTCAGCACTTTTTCGCTCACAGCCACAGGTGGGGCCGTTGGTGGTGCAAGTGGAACAGGCTCTGGCGGGAATTTGGTAAACGCCGCAGTTGAATTCGGGTCTGGGGTTCTTTCCTTCATGCCGCTTGGAGGCTCACTCGTGGACAATGCTCTTGCGATCTACAGACAGGTGACCCCAAGACCGGGGGGAGCGTCCTCAACAGCCGCTATTGCCTACACCGCTGGCGGAACAAACCTGTTCGGTGCAGGTGGCTCTGGGGAAGTGGCTACTAACACTGCTTCTGGTGGTGTCGGTGGCGCTGTCATCTTCATATATTGAGGGGTAAAGGAATGACCATATACGCAATCATCTCGGGCGGCACTGTACAGAATAAGGTTTTGGCTGATACCGCCGAAGAGTTGTCGTCGTTTCCAGAGGTATATCCAATCTCCGACGATGCTCTTGTGGACATTGGCTGGGCCTTTTCTAATGGTGTCTTCACTGCGCCACCACCCGCCCCTGTTGATCCCGCGACCGCAGCACTAGACATTCGCACTCAAAGGAACCGTCTGCTCACGACGCTTGTTGACCCGCTTGTTATGAACTCTCTGCGGTGGGCTGACCTAACTGCTGAGCAACAAACAGAGGTTGCTACCTATCGTCGTGCGTTGCTGGACATCACGGACCAATCAGGATTTCCGCTTGAAGTGACTTGGCCCACCCTTCCGGCATTCATGCAGTGACGCTCTACCTACCAAACCTATCTTTTGTCGCTGTCCCAAAAACTGCTACGATCTCTATTGAGCAAGCCTTCTCTCCGTATGCGACGAACTACAAGCCTCACCAACACGACTCGGTGGACATCGTAAAAGGTTGCTCCCCTAATCCGTGTGTAGCTGTCATTCGGCACCCACTTCGCTGGATGGAAAGCTACTACAAGTATCTACGCTTCTCGCCATACTTTGCAAGAACTGACTCAATCTGGGGCCTTCACTCAAAGACCTTTGAGCAGTTTGTTTTGGCATACGTCAGGGGACAGCACATGTGGCCAGAACCTCTGCGAGATCAAACCTCATACGTCTCTCGTAATGGTAAGAGTGTAGAGCATCTTTATCGCTATGAAAACCTACACGAAGCTGTAGACCACCTCTCTTCTGCGTGTGGTACTAAAGTTGAACTTGAGAGGCACAATGTATCACGCGATGCACAACTTGACCTTTCTAAAGAAGCCTTAACCTCTTTCGAAAAAATAGCTCAACGTGACTACGAGTTGTATGAAAGTCTAACGCTGTGGAGCTTGTAGATGTTTGACCCAGTTAGCATTGGCATGGCAATCAGCGTTGGAAGCAAAGCCTTCTCAATGCTTAAGCAGGGCATTGCTGCTGGTCGTGAAATACAAGACATGGCATCTCAACTCTCCGAGTGGGGTAAAGCTGTCTCTGATATTGCTTACGCTGCCGACAAAGCCAATGAACCACCGGGTGTCTTCAAGACGTTGTTTGGTAAGGACACTCAGAAGAGCGCCATTGATGTCTTTGCAGCCCAGAAGCAGTGCGAACAACAGCGTAAGGAATTAAAGCAATTAATATCATACACTTACGGGCATGATGCGTGGCTAGACTTCCAGAATATTGAGCGCCGGGTTCGAGAGCAGCAGCGCGAACAGGTCTACCGTCGCAAAGAGTTAATCGAAGGTATCCTAGAGGCTGCACTCTGGACAGGTATTATCTTAGCAACAAGCGTTATCGCTGGCTTTGGTCTGTACTTCTGGGGTCGTTATCTGGAGAGGTGGTAAGATGGTACTAGAACATTGGATATGGCCTGCGTCTGTCATTGCCATTGGTGTACTTTTTTACTTCAGCGGTGATGGCTTCTATCGTTATGAATGTCAGTCGCCCTCCCATTTCGACTCTCCTGAATGCCAACCTCCTATTTGCCTTCGTACCCGAATGTGCGCCACTGACCTAACAGGAACATCAGAATGAGAAAGACTGACCCTGAATATCTAGAGGCTAAGCTACGTTACTTCGTAGGGGTATCGTTGACCTTGATCCTTGGCATCAGTATCTTTATCATCCTCTACTCTTTGGTGTTCGTAACCCAGCCTTTGGGTGAGTCGAGTGAAAACGACAGAGCACTGTTCTCAATTCTGACCCCTATTACGTCGTTCCTAGTGGGTGCGCTAGGTGGCGTTCTAGCCGCTGGGAACAATCGCAATAAGGGTGGAGACGATGAGCCGCCTGCACAAGAATGTAACGACAAATAGAGAGCCTGTAAACGTAATGTCTGACGCTATGAAGAAGCTGCAAGAGAAGTGTGGTGTCGTCGCTGATGGCTCCTTTGGGCCTAACACGGCACGAGCTATCGCTAAGCACTTTAAGCTTTCTCCTGAACGTGGTGCTCACCTGCTCGGGCAAGCAAGCCATGAGAGTGGGGGCTTCATGCTCACCCGTGAGAACCTCAATTATTCCGCTGAGACCATGTGCAAGGTTTGGCCCTCTCGGTTCAAGAGTGTGGCTGAGGCTGCACCCTACGCTCGTAACCCCAAGGCTCTGGCTGACAAGGTTTACTCTGGGCGCATGGGCAACGGAGAAGGCGAGGGCCATATCTGGATCGGACGAGGTTTCTTGCAATTGACGGGCAAGGACAACTACCGCTCCTTTGCCTCTGACATGCGTGTGCCTGATGTTATGGAGAACCCTTCGCTGGTCGAGACTGACTATGCGATGGAGACTGCCATGTGGTTCTTTGAGAAGAATGGTTTGTTTGCTATCGCAGATAAAGGCGTAAGTGAAGACATCATCAAGCAAATCACGAAGCGGGTGAACGGTGGATACATTGGCCTAGATCACCGAAAGAAAGAGACCGAGAAGATTTACGGTTGGCTAAAAGCGTAGTGCTGTAAGGCAAAACGTACCCCTTGACAAACCAAATCAACTGTGGTATTATTGTCACATGAGTTCTTTATCAGTCAACGACACAATCCGTCTAGCTGCCGAGGCTGACTTAGAGACCTTCATCAAGCTTGTCGCTCCTGAGCAAGTCCTTGGTCAATGTCACTCTGAGTTGCTCGGCTGGTGGACACGTCAAGACAGCAAGACTCACCAACTCGTTCTGTTCCCTCGTGACCATCAGAAGTCTCGTATGGTAGCTTACCGGGTTGTGTGGGAGCTTACGAAGAATCCTACGCTGCGTGTGCTCTACATCTCTGCTACGGCTAACCTCGCGGAGAAGCAGCTAGGCTTTATGAAAGGTATCTTTACCTCTGAGGTATATCGTCGTTACTGGCCTGAGCACGTCCATCCTGAAGAAGGTAAGCGTACTCGTTGGACCACCTCGGAGATTGCGTTAGACCATCCTCAGCGTAAGAAAGAAAACGTACGTGACCCTAGCATCTTCACTGGTGGCCTCACTACTTCCCTTACTGGTATGCACTGCGACATTGCAGTACTT